TAAAACCAACCAATATGAACGAACAACAACTGGCTAAAAAGCCACAACTTTCGTACACGAAAGATCAAGTAGAGTTAGTAAAATCGCAGATTGCTCCAGAGGCAACAGTTGATGAACTAAAACTCTTTTTGTACCAAGCCCAAAGGACAGGACTTGATGCATTATCAAGGCAGATTTATTGCATCCATCGGAACGTAAAAACGCAAAACGGATGGTCTAAAAAAATGACCATTCAAACGAGCATTGATGGATTCCGAGTAATCGCTGAACGTAGCGGAAACTATGGTGGACAAAGCGAACCTGTATTTGTAGAACAAGATGGTAAGTTAATTTCTTGTAAGGTATCAGTATTTAGATTTCACGGCGATTTAAGGTATGAAGCAGCCGTTGGAGTAGCTTATTGGGATGAATACTGCCAACGAACAAACGAAGGCAAACCAATGGGTTTATGGGCTAAGATGCCACATACAATGCTTAGTAAAGTTGCAGAAGCATTAGCTTTAAGAAAGGCTTACCCACAAGATTTAAGCGGACTTTATACTGGTGATGAAATGGCGCAAAGCGATGAGAAACCAGCCTACATTAAAACGCACGACAATCTTGATGACTTGGAGTTAGCTATTGATTTATGCATTAGCACAAACGAATTGGCTGAACTTTACACATTGAATCAAGAATTAGCCGATAAAGAAGTAACTAAATTATTTACCAAGAAAAAACAAACTTTATGACACCATTAAATAAATTATGGGATTTAAGAGAGGCAGTTAAGTTCTGGAATTACAAAGTTGAAACAAGCTATCCTCAAAACGCAAGTGAAATGATTCATCAATTAAATTTAGCTAAGTATAAACTTAAACTACATAAACAAAAATATTTCCCAGAGTTATTAGAGCAACCTAAAAGGGATTATGTTCCTTATCAAATGTTAGCTGATAAATTTGAAGTATTTGAAAACTATTTAAACGATTAATTATGTCATACTCAACTTGCTTCGGCGCACATACTACAATGCCGGAAATTGGAATTTGTCCAGATTGTTTAGAACATTGCGATTGGGAGGAAGAAGAAGATGAGGAAGAATTAGAACAAGATAGACAAAACGAAATAGCATTAGAACAAGAACAATTAAATAAACATTAAACTTAAAACAATGATTGTATTAAACATTTGCAAAGAAGAAATTAACTGGAAAGAAGCTAAAAACGGCAAACACTACGCAAACGTAGCTACCGACTTTTTAAAGCAACCAGATGACAAAGGAAACACCCACACAGTATGGAACAATCAAACAATGGAGGAAAGAGCAGAAAAAGCAAAGAAAAACTATTGTGGCAGAGGTAAGCAAGTTTCTTATAATGCACCAACAGGTAAAAAGGAATTTGCCGTAAACCAACAAGAATCAGAAGACGATTTACCATTCTAAAACAACCCCTCGTTGGGCGATAACGTAAAGCGCAAATTTAAAACCTACAACTATGAAAGCAACATTAACATTTGATTTATCAAATAAAGATGAAAAATTAGAATATGAAAATATAATGGCTTCAAAAGATTTTATTAAAGCTATTACTGAATTATATAATAAAACACATAAAATATTAGAGTATCCTAATTCTTCAGATAGCAATTTACAATATGCAAATACTATAAATAATGCTTTACATTGTGCATTATCAGATTATAATTTAGATATAAGACAATTTCAAAAATAACTTAAAACTTAAAACTATGAGCCAAAACCAACAAATCGCAAACTACCTAAATAAAGGTAGAAAATTAACCCCTATTGATGCTTTAAACAAGTTCGGATGCTTTAGATTAGCAGCACGAATAGCTGACCTTAGAAACGATGGAATGAACATTAAAACTACCATTGTTAAGCTGAAAAATAAGAAGCAAATAGCACAATATTCGGTTAATTAGTGTATTTTTGTATTAGGTGTTGCAGACCTATTAAGAACTTATTGCCCTTGAGATGAACTCCTATCTGCAACATAGGAGGGATTTGATAGGGCTATTTTATTTATGAAAAGTAACAGTTATTATTTTAGCCACGATTACAATTCGGCTAATGATACCAAGATTCTTTTTTTAAGGCATCAACTTGGTATGGAAGGTTATGGTATTTATTGGTTTTTAATTGAGCAATTGGCAAATGCTGGAGGTAAATTACCATTGGAATTAATACCTGTTCTTGCTATGCAAATGCAAACAACCGATGTAAAGGTAAATGGAGTAGTACACAACTTTGATTTATTCACAATAGCATCTGGGGAGTTTTACTCGGAAAGGCTACAAAATCACCTTGCTTTAAGACAAAATCTTAGCGAAAAAGGTAAATTAGGTGCTGCAAATAGATGGAAAAATGGGGAGGCTAATGGGGTGGCTATTGGGGAGGGCAATGCAAAGGAAAGGAAAGAAAAGGAAAGGAAAGTAAAAGAAACTAAAGTAAAGGTTAGTAAACAAACATTATTTAGTGAAACTGAATTTTTAGATATAGATAAATTTAAGGCAGCTTTTATTGGAAGTCAATATGAAGAAGCTAATTTTACATATTACCACGAAGTAATTAAAAATTGGTCGGATTCAAATGGGGAAAAGAAGTTAAATTGGATTGCTACCGCAAAAAATTGGATGGCAAGAGATTTAAAAGAAGGCAAATTTGTTCACATAAACTATAAACCAAATGCAACAGGAATTAGCAACAATAGTAAACTCTCTTACGCAGAGCGAGAAGCTATTGCACTTAGAAATCTATAACAAACTTGAGCCTGATGAGTTAAAGGTTGTGGTTGCTTTAGATACAATGAGTGTTAGCAGATGCTCACCTATTGAGGTAAAAGAGCATTTAAAAACCTGTATTGCTTTAAGCGGATGTCAAACACCTACAATAGAGTTATTTCAATTTTTATGTGAATTTGTAATTAAAAACTATGGAAACTTTAAACTAAAGGAATTAGGAGTAGCTTTTGAACTTTACGCAATGGGTAAATTATCGGTTGACAAAGCGATTATGTTTACCCCTAAATTCTTTGGTGATGTGATGGCAGCTTATAAGCCGATAGCTTTGCAAGTAAGACAAAAAACCTATGTAGAACCGCAACCAGTAGAGATACCAAAAATCAATGATGATGAAATTATTGAGGCATTATACGAAAATTGGAATAAGTCAGCTAAAAGAGGCTGGGAGTTGCTAAATACAATGGCTTTTGATGTACTATGGAAGCGAAAGGAACTAAATAAGGAGAATCTAAGCCAAGAGAAAGCAGACCAAATAAAGAAAAAGATAATAGCACATTACAAGGTAACGGCTAAAACAACAAAGGACTTAGAGAAATTAAATAATGAAATATTTATCAAAAACGAGTGCAAACGTTATACTTTGTACCTATTTTTACAAAACCAACTATGAAACAATTAACATTTATTTACGAATTGCTAAAGTTTACGATTATTAGTGTTCCTTTAGCTTGTTGCATTTATTTAACTGCACATATATACTTTGAAATAAAACGATTATTGAGATGACAGGAATAGACAACAACATTGAGGTAAGATTAATTTATTTAGATACAAAAGAGGAGATAGAATTTAGATCAATAGCAAAAGCAGTTAGGTTTTTACATACTGATTACAAAACAATTATGACCTATATGAACCCAATTAACAAAAAACGCTACAAGCATAACGATAGATTATGTGTTGTTAGATTGAAAAAGTAACCCTAATTTTGCTTTATGCCATTGATACCTTTACCCAAGTTGTTAGAAAAGACCCAAAAGGTAGTTAATGCTTACATAAGGAAGCGAGATGAAGGATTGCCTTGTATTAGTTGCGGAAGCTACAATGGTAATCAAGCTGGACACTACTTTACTGTTAAAGGGTATTCGGCTTTAAGGTTTAACGAATGGAATATTCATTTACAATGTGCTGGATGCAATATGTATAAGCACGGCAACCAAGCAATGTACCGAATAGGACTTGTTGAAAGGATTGGTGAAAAAGCGGTTAAAGAATTGGAGTTTGAAGCGGTTAACAATAGGCTAAAGAAATGGACAAGAACTGAATTAAACGAATTAATTGACAGATACAAGTAACATATTTGAAACGTGCAAAGAGCAAGAAATAGCAGGTTATCCTTGCTATGTTTTTGACATTGATGGAACTACGCACTATGTATTTGGCGAAACACAGGAACAAAGATTTGATTTTATGGCAGATTTAATTAATAACTATAATGGCAAAATTAGACAGTAAAGGCAAACAATCATTTGGGAAAAGAAAGTGTGGTAAGTACAAAAAGACATCTGGTCCAAAGGACAAGGCAGTTAAACCTTACAATAAACAAGGCAGATAATGAAAGATACATACGGAAAGAAGCTATATACCTGTAAATGCGGTACAGTTACCGAAGGCTACGTGTGGTTTGGTAAGATAAAAGAAACTCAATTTGAATGTACTAAATGTGGCAAATGGGTAGGATATGACAATTTAGAGAAAAAAGTAGATAGCATAATATCAATACGGACACCAACAAAAAACCGATAATGTTTAATTGCAAAACTTGTAATAAAGAGTTTAAAAGCAAAAAGGCTTGTAAGTCAAGAACACCAAAGTATTGTTCAAAAGAATGTTTTGCTGAAAGTCTAAGGATGCATAAAAAGTGCATTTTATGTGGTAATGAGATTATAAATAAAAATTCAGCATCTCTTAAGCACAGAAAGTATTGTTCTTATGATTGTAAAAATAAAGCAAAAAAGGGTCAAACTTTAACAGATGAACATAAAAAAGCATTAAGTGAAGGTAGAAAAAACTCTATTAAATGTAAAGGCGAAAATTTATATAATTGGAAGGGAGGCGAAATTACTTATAGAGAAAGATTAATAGATTACAGACATAGGAGAAGGTCATTGCAAAAGTTAAAAATAGACACAAGCTACCTTAAAAGGTTATTGGTTGTACAAAAGAACAAATGTTTTTATTGTGAATACGACTTAACTGAATACAAGGCAGTTGAGCATTTAACACCCTTAAGTAGAGGTGGCGATAATCAAAACTGGAACTTAGTTTATTCTTGTCAAAAATGTAACGCAAGAAAAAGAACTAAAACATTGGAAGAATACGCAATAAAGCACGAACTTTACCACTTAATTACAAAATTTGACATTATATATGCAAATGCAATTAGTTAGCATAAATAAGCTAAAAAACAACAATGGGCAAATAGAAGGTTTACCTAAAAACCCAAGACTATTAAAAGATGATAAGTTTAAAAAATTAGTTAAGTCTATACAAGATGACCCAGAGATGCTTGAGTTAAGGGAAGTAATAGCTTATGACAATAATGGCGAGTTGATAGTTATTGCTGGTAATATGAGGCTAAAAGCGTGTCAAGAGGTTGGAATTAAGGAAATACCTACTAAAATTTTACCTAAAGAAACATCAGTTGAAAAGCTAAAGGCATATACAATTAAAGATAATGTAGCTTTTGGGGAACACGACTGGGATGACTTAGCAAACAATTGGGATGAACAATTACTTACCGAATGGGGTCTTGATATACCCAACTTTGATGCAACTGTATTAGATGCCGAAGAAGATAACTTTGCCGTTCCAGATGGCGGAAGCGAAACGGATATTGTATTAGGAGATTTATTTGAGATAGGCGAACACAGATTGCTTTGTGGGGATAGTACAGACACAAATAACTTAGATAAACTTTTGCAAGGTAAAAAGCCAGAACTTTTACTAACTGATCCTCCTTATGGAATAGATTATGGTAATCAACTTGTAAAAGGCGATGAGTTTACAGAAAAGACTAATAAACACGGATGGAGAAACTTTGGCAATCCTGAATGGGATAAGTCAAAACCAAATAGCGGTGTTTTACAATACCTTTGTCAAATAACAGAAAATCAAATAATATGGGGAGGTAATTACTTTACCGATGATTTGCCTCCAACTATGGGTTGGTTAATTTGGGATAAAGGTCAAAGAAGATTTAGTTTAGCCGATGGAGAAATGGCTTGGACTTCATTTAACAATGCTTTAAGAATAAAAGAATATGCAAGGGCAAAGGCAAATAGAGAAGAAAAGAATCATCCAACACAAAAACCAGTTGAGATAATGTCTTGGTGTTTTGAATATGCAGATAGACATTCAAAGAATGAAGTAAAGTTAGTTTTAGATGCTTATCTTGGTTCTGGAACTACAATGGTAACTTCACATCAATTAAATAGGATTTGTTATGGAATAGAGTTTGACCCTAAATACTGCCAAGTGATTGTAGATAGGATGAAAAAACTTGACCCAACCTTGATAATCAAGAAGAACGGAGTAACTTTGTAAAATAGTGAAACAAATGTGAAATTATGGCAAATGAACAGAATTTAACCCCATTTAAGAAAGGACAAGTAGCAAACCCTAACGGCAGACCTAAAGGAGTTCCTAATAGCAAGACAAGACTTTTACGTTTATTGGAGTTGGTTACTAAGGTACGCAACCCAGTAACAGGCGAAGATGAGGAGTTTACAATAGCAGAGCAATTAGATATGCAGATCATAGCAAAGGCAAGAAAAGGCGATTTAAAGGCTTATGAAATCATTTTGGATAGATTAGAGGGCAGACCTAAACAAACAACCGACATAACCGCTGACATAAAGGGTAATGTGCAAATCACAATAGAACCAGATGCAGATTGTCAACCAATTAAAGATTAAGGCTACACCAGTATTCTATGCCAATAAAAAGGCATACGAGGAAGGTTATCCAATAATATGCAATGAGGGTGGGTCAAGATCAAGTAAAAGCTATTCGGTTGTTCAGTTGTTAATTCACATTGCAATAAGCAAACCCAATACAAGGATTTCAATGGTTTCTCATTCACTCCCACATATCAAGCGAGGAGTTTATAGGGATTTCAAAAACATACTTGAACAATGGAATATATGGGATGAAAAGGATTTCCGATATACCGATTTTATTTATACGTTTAAGAACGGATCTTACATTGAGTTATTTGGATTAGAAGACCCTGACAAAGCAAAAGGACCAGCAAGGGATATACTATTTGTAAACGAGGCAAACCTAATTAGTAAGGCTTTATTCGACCAGCTTCTAATTCGTACAACAGGGCAATCATTCTTAGACTGGAATCCAGCCGACTTTATTTCTTGGGTTTATGAAGTAGCCGATAACCCAAAGAACAAGCGCATACATTCTACCTACTTAAATAACATAACTAATCTAAGCGAAAGCCAAATAAGAAACATTGAGCAATACAAAGATTTGCCTGATGACTTTATGTGGAAGGTTTATGGCTTAGGAGAACGAGGTTCTGCAAAAGAAATAATTTATACTCAATGGAAGCAATACGATGAAGCACCTGATGGCGATGTGTTCTACGGATTGGACTTTGGTTACGTTCACCCAGCAGCACTTATAAAGGTTACTCACTATGAAGGACAGAACTACTTTGAGGAAATAGTTTATCAAAGCGGATTGACTTTAAGCGACCTATCAAGATTGATTAGAGAGAAGCTACCAGAACGTGCAACAATCTATGCGGATGCTGCCGAGCCTAAGTCTATTGAGGAACTTTACCGACAAGGCTTTAATATCAAACCAGCACAGAAAGATGTATGGGCGGGTATTGTAAAGATGAAGTCTTATCCAATAAACTTGCACTATAATAGCAAAAACCTAAGAAGGGAGTTTATGTCTTACAAATGGAAAAAGGATAAAAACGATAACGTAATAGAAGAACCTGTGAAGGCAAATGATGACTTGATGGATGCGTGTAGATATGCCGTGTTTACACATTTAACCAAGCCTAAATTTGAGGTGTCGGTATTTTAGGATAAATTGTCTAACTTTGTTAAAATTCATATATAATGGGATTACTTGACTTTTTTAGTAAAAGACAAAAACTATCAACAGTTTTACCACAGATACCTTTTAACGGACAAGTTGCGATACAACAAGGGATAATAACTTGGCAGGGTGGCGATAACATTAGTTTCGTAAATGATGGTTATGCTGCAAACGACATAGTTTATTCTATCGTTAAATTAATTGCTGACAAAGCAAAACTTGCTCCATTCCACGTTTATAAAGTTGTTGATGAAAGTTCAGCAAAGAAATACAAAGCGTTGATGAGCCAACCAGATAAGATTGAGAACTGGAAGGACGTTGAGAAGCTACATAAAAAAGCGTTTGAACTATATACAGGCGATGCAAGATTAAACGAGTTATTAAAATATCCAAACGAAGAAGATACATTTGGCGATTTCGTAGAGGCTTGGTGTACTTTTAAATTAATCACAGGTAACTCTTTCGTTTACGCAAAGATGATTGAAGGTGGAAACAATGATGGTAAGCCGTATGAAATGTATGTGCTTCCTTCTCAATATATGTACGTTTTAGCGGACATTCAAAACTTCCCTCCAACTATTAGCGGTTACCAATTAAACTATGGTCCACTTTGGAACTTTAGTAAAAAAGAAGTACTACAAGATAAATACATAAACTTACAATGGAATACAACTGGGAATCAACTATATGGTCAATCACCATTGATGGCTGCTGCGAGAAACTTGACTCGTTCAAACGAAGCCAAGACTGCGGCGGTTGCATCTTTCCAGAATGGTGGTCCAGCTGGAGTTCTATTTATGAATGATGAACGCTTTGACCCAATTAGTGGAACACAACAAGCACAAGCACTTAAAAAGGCCGTAAGCGAGAAAGGTGGCTCTGCTAACTTTAATTCAATTGCGGTTAGTGGTTATAAAGTAGATTGGAAACAAATTGGATTAAGTCCTGTTGAATTAGATATCATTGAGAGTGAGAAATGGGATATGAAAGCACTTTGTAATATTTACGGAGTACCATCTCAATTATTAAATGATGCTGACAATAAGACTTATAACAACCAAAGGGAAGGTGAGAAAGCATTGACAGTTCGTTGTGCTATTCCTTTGTTAGTTGGTATTCGTGATAACTTAAATAGAAAACTACATTCGGATTGGGGATATCGTGGAACTGATATTTATGTTGACTTTGACCCAACTGTTTATGGTGAATTAGAAGCTAACAAAGCAGAGCAAGTAGAATGGTTAGATAAGGCTTGGTGGATTGCGCCAAAGCAAAAGATGGATATTATGGGATTAGAGATTCCACCTTACATAGATCAAACTGAAATGGAAAAATTATACATCCCTTCAAGTTTACAAAGTCCAGATGAATTTCAACCATTAACGCTACCAAATGAATAGCCAAGAGATTATTGATAAGTTATTTGATTTAAAGGTTGACCTAAAAGCCGACCTTCAAGAAGTTATTGATGAAGTTTACGCAAAGTATCACGAAACAGTAAATATGTCTTACTCGGAGTTAAAGGCTTGGAGTGAAACAAAATGCTCACGTTTAGCTTCATTAGATAGGAGTCCAGTAAATAGGAACTTAAATCTATTGAGCAAGAAAAAAGCGGATTGGGGTGCAAATGAAGTTAAGTCGGCAAACAGAACGATTAGCTTTGTTAGTAGAATGAAAAATATGGAGCAAGGCAAACCTGTAAACAAAGAGTGTCCATCTAAGAGGGATATTTCCTTAAAGAATTGGGCTTTCAATCCAAATAAATAAATATGAATTACGCACAAAAATTCGTAGAGTTAGCTAATGAGTTAATAAGCGAAATCAAGAAAACAACAGGCATCAATCGTAGTGGTATTACACAAGCTGCTTCATTGATAAGTCAAGGCAAAGTAATTAGTTCAAGAACTTGGAATAGACCAAGTGCAGCAGAGGAAAACGCATACATTGAGGAAAACGGAATGGCTGCTTATGGTAAGTGGTTTTTAGGCATTGATGCAAACGCTGATATGGAAACTAAAGAACATTGGCACTACATTTATACAAGTGATTTTGTAAACGTTGATAGAGCTGGACTTATTGCTATTAGACAAAGAGCAGGTCAACAAGGTCAAACAGATGTATTTAATGCAGCTGGTAAGTTACTTGAAAAATTAGATGCATAATGATTTGGCAAGATTATAGGAAACTATATTTAAACGCAATAAAAACCTATTCGCCTAAGTTCAAGAAAGAACTGCAAAGGCAAGTGGATACATATTGCGATACCCAAGATTTAAACGCTATAAGCGATAAGAAGATAAAAAAGACCATCCAAAACGTTCATATTGCAATGGGCGTTAAGATGGCACAAATTGCCGAGAAAAACGTTTCTAAATCGGTTAAAGGTTATTACGGACCAGAGGAATTTAAAAGTAAGCAAACTGACTTGTTTACTTATGTAATGTTGACTTATCTTGAATTAAAAGGATTAGATAATATAGCTGCCGAAATAACACAAACAACAAAGAACCAAATCCAACAATACTTAATCAAGTCTGTTGAGGAAGGTTTAACAATGCAAGAAACAATCAAGCTATTAAGAACGGCTGGTATAACGGACTACCGAGCCGAAATGATAGCAAGAACAGAAACAGGAAGGGCAGCGAACATTGGCTCTATGGTAGGCACGGCATCCACAGGACTTGTAACTATGAAGGAATGGATAGCAGCGAGGGATAACCGAACAAGGCGAGTGCCACCAGATGCGTTTGACCATTTTCATATGGATGGAATAAAAGTACCTTATGATGAAAAATTTAATGTTAAAACTAAGAACGGAGGTTTTGAGCAAATGTTACATCCTTGCGACCCAAGTGGAAGTGCTGGTGATGTTATCAACTGCCGTTGTACGTTAGGTTATGAAGCCGTAAGAGGAACAGATGGTAAGCCAAAAAGGTTACAAGACAATCCACCTATGGGCGATATGGGGTTAGTGTGGAATTTGATAAATAATGTGGCTTTGATGCAAATTTCTAACTTAATAAGAGATTTGTTAGCAGATTAAAAAAAATTAATAACTTTGTTATATGAGTAAGATTGAAAACAAAAGCTACAATGATATGATTTTGGATATAGAGCCAGAATCAAGAACAGTAAAAGCGTGTTGGTCAAGAATTGGAAACGTTGATTTAGACAATGATATTATCGTTGCTGAAGCGTTTACCAAGACTATCAAAGAACGTGGACCAAAAGGCAAGAATATGATTTGGTCTTTAGTAGACCACAAAGCTGATATGGCACACACTTTGGGTAAGCCTAAAGAGTTATACATAGAAGGCGATATGCTTGTTGCGGTTACTGACTTAATAGAAACTGAATGTGGCGAAGATGCTATCAAGTTGTATGAAGCAGGTTTAATCAATCAACACTCAATCGGTTTTAGTACGTTAAAGTCGGATGTAAATCAAAAGACTGGTGTGCGTACAATCACGGAATTAAAACTATATGAAGGTTCTGCGGTTCTTTGGGGTGCTAATCCAGAAACTCCAACATTGGGTTTCAAGGGTGAGTTCAAAGAAACTAAAGAAAACTTATCAATAAGATTAGAAAACTTAATCAAGGCATTTAGAGGTGGTACATTCACAGATGACACCTTTGCTTTGATGGAGATTCAAATAAAACAAATACAAGCTGAATTATTGGCTTTGGAGATAACTGAAACAATCACTCAACCCGCAGAAGCAGTTGAGCCGACACCAGAAGTTGAAGAAAAAAATGATGAAGAAGTATTGAAGGCAATTAAACAATTTAACAATCTATTTAAAAAGTAAAAATGGAAAATTTAATCAATGAAATGGCTGAGAACCTTAAAGGTTTTCAAGCTAATGCAGAAGCCCAAATCAAAGAGGTGTCTGCACAAGTAACTGTTGTAAAAGATGAGTTACAAAAGCAAATCGATGGTCAATTAGCATCTCAAAAGAAAGCTGCTAAGAAAGAAGTAAAGTTTATGGATGAAGTTATCTTAGAGAAATTAGATGGTAACTTCGATGCAATGGAGAAGTCTTTGAAGAACAATGGTAAGTATCGTTTAGACTTATCTGATGTTAAGACAATGACTTTATCTGGTAACTTAACTGGTGATGCACAAGCATCTTATGCTCCAAATCCAGCTATCCAACCAGCACAAAGCATCAACTTCCGTGATTTAATCCCAACTGTAAGAAGCGAAAGCGGTCTTTATGTTTACTATCGTGAGAATAGCGGTTTGACTAACAACATCGCTGCTCAAACTGAAGGTTCTGATAAAGGTGAAAACAACTACTCTTTGACTGAAGTTAAAGTAGTAAACGATTACTTAGCTGGTTTCTCTACTTTCTCTAAGCAAATGTTGAAGTCATTACCTTTTATGACTCAAACTTTACCGAGAATGTTACAAAGAGATTTCTTCAAGGCTGAAAACGCTGCGTTTTTCTCAACTGTATCTGGTGCTGCAACAGGTTCAACTACAACTGCTGAAACAAACGATTTGTTACAATTAGTTGACTATATCGCTAACCAAAAGACTGCGAACTTTGTTCCTTCTTATGCTTTAGTATCTCAAACGCAAATGGGTCGCTTATTGAAAGCAACTGTTGCTGCTGGTTACTATGCTGGTAATGGTAGTGTTATCGTTTCTCCTAATGGCGGAATCACAATCTGGGGTGTACCTGTTGTAT